ATAAGTGTCAGCTAAACACTTAATTGTTCAATACAAATCTTATACTTGAAATCCTAACAAAATGCAATATATTATTTTGTATATGGCTAACTTTTTTTTGAAGGAACCTTTTCTTCATCAACTAAAGGCAAAACGAATTTGTCACGATCGAAACATCAACAATTTCGCCTATTTGATGGAGATGGGAACAGGTAAAACTATTACAGCAATCATGGATCTCATGGGTTTGCATCATTATAAAGATGTGGATAACTGTGTAATTCTTGCACCGAAGTCCGTGTATCGTAATTGGTATAAAGAAATTACAGAATTTGTTGAACCTGAAAAAACAAAATATGCAATTAGCACGTGGGACCCTAGTTTAAAAGATCCTGTCACGAAAGCGAAGTTAACAGATTTATTAGAAAAAAGTGTCGTGCCATTGAATATTTTTTTGATGAACATTGAAGCTATCTCGTCACCCAAAGGTGTAAAGTTTTTAGAAAAATATTTAAGTGTACAAGATAAAACAAAAACAATGATGATTGTTGATGAAAGTACAGTCATCAAAACACACAATGCTAAACGTACAAAAAACTTAATAAAACTAGCAAAGGATATAAATTATAAAAGAATACTAACAGGTACACCTGTCACTAAATCACCTTTGGATATCTATACACAGTTTGCTTTTCTTGATCCAAAGATACTCGGTCAGTCAAACTATTATGCTTTTCGTGCACGATATGCCAAGATTATTAATCGACCAACTTCTGGTGGCCGTCACTTTCCTTTGATAACAGGCTATCAACGTTTAGATGAATTAGAAGAAAAAATTTACTCTGCTGCATTCCGGGTGAAGAAAGAGGAATGTGTCGATTTACCAGAAAAAATATATATGAAAAGGTTCATACCTATGAGTGAGAAACAACTTGTAGCTTATGAATCATTGAGAAGAAACGCAATGTTTATTTTCAATGACAAAACAACGACATCTGTGAACCGGCTCTCACAGATTGTTAAGTTGCACCAGGTATGTTGTGGGTTCACCATTAATGATCAAGGTGAAATCCACGACGTGCCTAACAAACGTTACGATGAATTGCTGGATGTCTTAGAGGAAGTTGATGGTAAAGTTATTATCTGGGCTACCTATCGACATAACATCGAAACTATCACAAAAAAACTAAAGGAAAAATATGGTGAAACAAAAGCTGACGCTTTTTATGGCGACACTGCGAGTGATGATCGCTTGGAACTTGTTAAGAATTTTCAGAATGAAAATCATGATCTCACGTACCTTATTGCGAATCCTAAGACTGGTGGATATGGAATCACTCTTACTGCCAGTCACACTGTTGTGTACTTTTCAAACAATTATGATCTTGAAATAAGATTACAAAGTGAAGACCGTGCTCACAGAATTGGACAGAAAAATAAAGTTACCTATGTTGACTTTGTTTGCCAGGGAACGGTTGATGAGAAAATATTAACTGCCTTGAAGAACAAAGTTGACATAGCCAGTCAAGTTATGGGTGATGAATTGAAAAGTTGGATTACTTAGATTTCTTTTTTGATCTAATATATTCAACGTGAGGAACTATATTTTTTAGCTTCTTTAGACCTTCCTCTGCTTTTTTCTTTTTCTTTCTTCGATGTTTAATTTCACCTGCAACCATAGCAGCGGGTATAGAAGTAACAACCCCAGCCTCTAAAACGTCTCCTGTTTTTTTGCTGTCCATTGTTTTTTTGAGAGCCTTACCAAAACCTCTCAAAGCTTTTCCTACAACGCCCATGATTAATCACTTGTTAGTTCGTCTTCAAGCTGCATGATTTCAGCCATGACTTCTGTTTCGTTGTCCTCGGTTAGTGAGCCACGAAGCTCTCTGATTCTTTCTAAGATTTGTTCTTCAGTCATTAGAATACTCCTTGAAATTTACCGCCTTGGGTTGCAGCACCCATACCACGAGATACAGAACCACCGCTTTTTTTCTTAATGACACCTCTACCAATTAGAATATCTTTCTTGGTAACTTTGCCATCTTTATTTAAATCTGGAAATTTTTTCTTTTTCACGGAACCCCCCTTTTTCATTTTGATCTCTCTAACCTCTTTATCTAGGTCTTTAATGTGATCATATCTATATGAAATCTTCTTTTTTGCTTTGGATTCACGTTTTTTACGCTCTCGCTCCATAGCCTGTAGAGTTAATTTCTTTTCTGTTTTACCCATGATTTAATCCTACTCTTATATGGTTGTGTTTGCAACAATTTCTGCAAGGCTCTCACATCTTTTTGTTGTCTGTGCATGCCACCTAGAATCTTTCATTTCCTCAGCAGCTTTCTTCCAATCCTTGACTCTCAAGGCTTTCCACATGTTTTTAAACTTGCGAACACCATTTGTGCCTAATTGAAATACCATTTCCAGTATTACTTCTGATACATTTTGTGGTAAATCATGTCCAACACATTCATCTATTAATAAATCAGCCCCCGCAGCAGCTCTATTCAAGTCTATATCAAATAGTTCTTCGACTTCCTCCATGGAGATTTCAACACCTTCTCGGTATCTATCTCGTTCGTGAGGCTGAATAAGGTGGCCTATACCAATCGTGGCTTTGCCTAGCGAATCCAGATACATTTGGGTGCGCACGCCTTCATGGATACGTACCCGGTCTTTCAGTTCATCTGTTAAATCAATCATGCTCCTATACCCCAATGTTCTTGATGTTCATCGGGTTCTCCTTTCTTAAATAGTTTTTTTATAAATTGTTTTATTTTAGATATCATAGACTTTGTTTATAGACAAAATCCCAGCAGGTTTCAAGTCTTTTGCTTGCAATAAATTAGGAGCACCACCATTTGGCAATCTATTTGGTGCGATGCCCATGATTCCTGGATCGGGGTCCCTGGGATATACTTCTTGTGGCCTGATTACAGGGCCATAAAAAAATCTTTCTTCAAAACTTACTTCAGGTCTCAATGTGCCCATATCAGTATCAAAAAAAGGTTCACTCGACATGGGTTTATCAGGAACAGCGTACCCACCAACGTCACCTCGTTGGTCCAAGGTCCGTGGTTGTACGTCAGGTTCACTCGGAATCACTTTCTCTTCTTGAGGTAATGAAAACTGATTTGGTCCTGGCTCAAAGCCTTCAAACCTTGGTAATATATCTTCTTGCGAAAAAGTAAACTGTTTAGGTGCAGGCTTATCTGACTTTGGAGGGGGAACGGATAAATCACCACCCTCTTTCATTCCCATAGGAATGACTCGAACGGATGCTACACCACCATCAAATGATCTTTTTTTCATCATAGTCCTCCTATGCCTCCGCTACCATACTGTGATTCTAATGCATCATCTACGGTACCAAATGCTAAGTTGGATCTTGTTTGTGGATTCATTTCTTGAAAGCCTATCTCCTGTTCCATGAAACTATAAGGATCTGTTACAGCAGCAGGGAAAGTTGGAGCTAATCTATCTTCTAACATTCTTCCTGTTTCAAAATCCTCAGGTTTCATTGTTTGAGTTTTACCCATTTGACTCATAATATCTAACTGTTCTTCACGAGCTGATTTTTGTTCAATCGGTAACTGTGGTGTTTTCATTAAACTTAATATGGACTCTTCTACTCTGTTAACAAATTCCATTTGCTGTACTTCATCTTCAGTCGGTAAGGTTTTATTAGCCCAGTCAAGTAAAACTTGCTGATCTTCTTTACTAAATACGGCTTTGGCAACACCAGTTCGACGAGCCGTTTCTGCACCTGTACTCTCTAAAGCTTTTGAGAATGACTTCAATACTTGTGGGTCAGTTAAAATACTAGAACCATATCGTAACATAAAAGGAACCATTAAAGGTGCAAGTCCTGCACCAAAGAATCCTGCTGCACCTGATCCTAAACCAAATAATAAAAGACTTTTAAATCCGCCCAAGGTTACACGACGAGTAACAAACTGTGCAGGATCTCTTACAACAAAGCTACCTGCTCTTTCTGCTACTTCTAAGAATCGAGTGATATCTTTAGCTCCGACACCGGTGCCTTCAAAGGCCACATCTAATACGGCACGACCTTCAACCGTATTTAAACCGAGCTTTTCCGCAAATACTTGTGGGTCAAACTGAACAGTTCTAAATTTAAACAAGTCTGGTGCGTTTTTACTTACTCCACCCTTATAACCATATTTAGCTAATTGTTCAGGATTTAAACCTTTTAAATTTTTGTAATCACCAAGTGTTGCTGCCACAGGAAGACCAGAGAAAGATTCCTCTAACGCTTGATCATAAAGATGTCTTAAAATTTTCTTTCTACCTGCATTCGGTGCCATAGAAACTACTTCTTCTGTTGTAGTGATTGTCTTACCAAAGTTTGGATTTTCATCACCGTTAGGTAAATAAGGCTCATCATCTAGTCTTTGAACTTTTACTTTTTTAGTGACACCTTCTTTTTGACCTGCTGCTTTATAAGCATCAAGATTTGCTTTAGGTGTTTCTGCTAAATTCATGATAGCTTTCATCAAATCTTCATCTTTTCTAGCCATACCTACTAAATTATCTAATAGTTGTGCATTACCGATGACGGCTTTGCCTGGAGCTCCAGGTGCAAATATACTCGCATTAACTAATTTATATTGATCAGCAATCGGATTATCAAATTTAGGCATAACCGCAGAAAGATAATCATTAGCTGTTGTTAATTTATTTAAAGCAGTCTCAAAAACCACTTTGTCAATATCATCATCAAGTGCAACTAATCGACTTAAATCACTTTCTAATGCTAATTGAAGTTGTGTAATTCTTGGTCCTTCTGTCTTAGGAACAATACCTTTACCCTCAATTTTGTAGCTGTTTTGAAAGTTTGAAAACTTATCCAAAAGATTTCTTGCTTGTTGTATTGTAATACCGTCTCGATCTAGTCGAGATAAACTTTCATAAAACTCTGTAAACAATCTTTCTGAATTTGCGCCAGGAAACTTAAACTCATATCCACTTGCTGGTGGTTGTGCACTTCGTAAGTTTTTAGCAAAATCATCGGCCAATCTTTTAACAGTGTCTACTTTAATAACTTTTTTACCTGCTAATTTTTCTGCGTATGCCTCAAAATCTTGATACAAAGCTCGAGAAATTGTCATGGTATCATCATATCCTGCTTCCGCTAATTTTGCTAAGTCGCCTCCTAAAGAAGCCATAGTTTGTAAAGGTGCAAAGTTTTTTGTTGCTGTATCAAAATATTGTCTAATCGCTTCGTTAGCACCTTCTTGTGATCGTCTAAAAGGTGTTCCGACATATGGAAATACACCAAGAACTTCTGAGTAACCTTTCCAAAAAGAACTATTAGTAGCTTGAATGATACCTAATGGCATACCATAGGTTTCAGCAACCTCTATCATTTTTTGATATTCTGGGTTTTTGTTATCTAAACCAAATAATACACGACCAACCGCAGGCTTAAAGTTTTTAACAATAGGTCCCAAGGCCATTGAGCCACCACTAAATGCTAAGTTAAGATATGCATCTTTTAAAAATTTATTAACTTGTTCATCCTGACTTTCCTGAGGTAAATCATTTAAATATCTAAGTAACTGATTTGTATATTCATAAACATAACCACCAGCTTGTGAACCTAAAGCATCCGCAGCTAAAGTTTTACCTGCAAATTTAGTTGCAGACTCTGTAAGTAAACCTGTTGGAATATTTAAAAAACCTTTTCCTTTTAACAATGAAGGAATTGCTTGTGCATATTTGTATGCTTTTCCAGGTATTCCTGCACCCATTTGTGCTACCAAAGAACCAAACATTTCAGCGGATCCTTTAGATACTAACTCATCAGGCACTAACTGATCAAGACCAGGAACTTTTTTTTGTAATTGTTTAAAATAGTAATTAGCAGGATCACCAATTAGAGCTTTACGTTGATTGATATCCGCCACTCTTTGAGCTATCTCTGCGTAATATTCTTTTGTATTTGGAGCGTAAGGAATATCAGAAATAATGTTTGCTGAAGCTTGTTGACCTAAAGCGTTAAGCATATCAGATGCTTCTTGCGCAGAAACATCTAAAGGTATTCCATAATATTCTCTGACTTGATTTAATTCTTCTTTAGTAGGGTTCTGTGAATCTTTAAAATAAAAAGTATGAGCATTAGGTGTGCCAGGTAAAATCGTAACCAGATTTGGATTTGATTTCATTCTTTCGGCCATTAGATGTTACCTCCCATTGTAAATATTTCACCGTTATAACCAACTTGACTTTGAGCTGGATCCTCTACAGGCGATGTTTCAATTTCAGAATTTATGTTTGGTGCGGGTTGAGGATTAGGTGTAGGTGGATTAACACCCATAAATTTTAAATAGTCTTGAACTTCTGTGCTATCTGTATTATCCAAAATAAAGTTCTTATCTCCTGTTTGTGCTTGATCAATAATAAGTTTTTGACCCTCTCTCAAGAATCCAAGAATCTCTCTTAACTGTGTTCTTACAAAGTCAGGTGATTTTAAACCTTGTAAGTTAACAATATCAGATGCTCTCTTAATATCATCCACGTTCAAACGACCTGTAGGCTTCAACGCACGAGCAATAGAATAAATGATAAGATTTTCACGAACTTTGTTTCGAGCAAACTCAGGGTCATATTGATTTCCACCAGCATAAGTTGATGGTCTAAATAAATCTTCTAAACCTACTTTCTTTGTTATAGTGTCTCTACCTGTAACTTTATCTAAAGCGTTACCTGGTAACTTAATTGTAATATCAAATAGTTCTTCATCCTCACCAGCTTTTAAAGGATAGATACTTAAATCTCTTTCATACTGAGCTTTACCTAAGTTTACGAGGTCATTACCAGAACCAGGCATTACAGCATTAAAGAATGAATCTAAAGTAGCTCCTGTTTCTTGTTTTAAATAATTAATAGCACCCTCAATACCAAAACGAGATTGACCTGTGTCTGCTTGATATTTTTCATCTTCTTCTAACATTGTTTGTAATATTCTTGATGATCGACCTAAAGTATTGAAGTCACCAATCAGTTCAGATGATTGACCAAAGTTTGGTGTACTTATTGCAAGGTCAGCGTCAGCTTGAGGTCCTTCATCAGGTGAGAAATAAAAATTAGGTCTACCTTCAGCAGGATCAATTGGAATTGGAACATCAAAAGTAGTTCCTCCTTTTTCATCAGCACGTGGTAAGAAATATTGATATTCTCCTGTCTCAGGATTGAATTTTCTCATTGTTGTGGCAACTGTTTGTTTATCACCTACGATGTATGTAATGTTTTCAAAAAGTCTATTAGGGTTAGCATATAAATCCATCAACGCACCGTGTGATGCTTTTGCTTTGTCAATATCAAATTGTGCAGACTTTAACGCTAAGTCTTGAGTAAAGCTTAAATTCTTTTGTAAGTAATCATCGTCCATTTGCATTTTCTTTAGAAAGAATTCACCTTCTTTTGCAAGAGTTGCTGCATTTATATCCTGCATTTGTTTGATTGCCATTTCCTTCATTTTAAGATTGTGTGTAATGGCTGCTGCTTTTTCAGCAGATTCTCTTTCTAAAAATTTACCAGATGCTTGTGCAATAACATCAAAAATACCTGCGGCACCTTTATAGGGTGTTCTTGCATTAATTGAATCAGTCAGAAACTCTAAAGACTTTTGTATTCCAGGTTTCTTTGGAAGAGGACCGATCTGTTCTTCGATACCAGCTAATACTTCATCAAATGTAACTCTCTTACCGAGTCCCATTTGCTGTGCGATTAAACTTTGATTAATTTGTGATTGTTGTGCGACGGGAAGAAACTCACCTGCGTAACGTAGAGCCATTGCATTAAAGTCAGGAGTCTGATCAACAGCCGCTTCCGCTAAGCCTGTTGCAATCTCATCTTTAACAACAGTTTCTTCTGCAAGTTTTTCTCTGTTTTGAATATCAACAGAGCCACCTTGAATACCCTGAAGTCCTTTATATCCTCCAATAGGCTCGATTGTAAAATCTGTCTTGAAAGTGTTGAGGGTGTCAAATCCTGAATCGCTCATGATACCCCCTTAGAACGCAAAATTACCTAATGCTCCTATACCAGCTAGAAGAGGATTGCCTTGTGCTGCTACAGCATTCTGCATGAAACCTTGTGGAATGCCGCTGAGAATACCTGACATGAAATTAAGTTGTTCATAGGGTTGCTTAAACTGATTCATTTGATTTTGATATTGTAAATTGTAAATGTCTTGTTGTTGCTGTTGACCTGTCACACCTAAGTTACCTAAAGTAGCTGCTGTGTTTGCCATGGTTGCACCATAAGTCGATCCTAAATCTCCAAAAGCAGTACCTGCTCCTAAACCTAATTCTCCTCCAGCCAATTCTAAACCAGAAGCTCCTTGTAATCTTTTCATTCTATCGGCAAAGTTTGTCTGTGCCATTTGTTGTGCTTGTCCATATCCTTTAGATAAAAGACCAGCAATACCTGAACCTAGTTGTTCTTGAAAACCTCTTAAACCTTCTGCTTGATAAACACCTTCTCTTCCACCACCAAAAGCTCCTGCACCCAGTGCTTGTGAGGCTCTATTTTGTTGTGAGATATCAAACTGTCTTTGCATTTCTTGAGCATATTTATCAATGACTTCCTGTTGATAAGGATCCATGAAAGCTTTGTAAGCCTGTGGATCGTAGGCAGTGGTTGATGCATTTGCGAGTTGTGATGCGTTGGCCATGGACCCTGAAACGTTTGCCATGTAGTTT